TGTAATTTCAAATATTTTAGAAAAGAAAATAACAAAGGAACATTTAACAAATTACTTGAAACATAGTTATAAAATATACAAATCATAACTGCGTTTTTGTCTCATTTTTCTTTTTGGTCGGTGTAATTTATTTTTGGAATATTTCTATCTTTTTCTTTTGGCGGAAATCTCTTTTTTACATCTATTAAATTTGCACCACATCTTTTAAAAAATGCGTCTAGTGCCAAAGGGTCAGCACCTGTAACAGAATCGTCCGGAATAAAAGTCTCATTACCTTTTTTGTAACACAAAATAACCGGAATTCCATTCACCATTTTTTTGCTTTTTAATAACCCATAAAATTCAAAACTTTCATCGATATCGATGTCTCCACACACAACATCATCCGGTGATGAGGCAAAAAATCCATGAACCACATTTTCTATTTTCTTACATGGTCCACACCATGTAGCTCCTAATTTTAAAATAATTAACCCCGGATTATGGTCTAACAAATGAAAAAAAGCGTCTTTGGATTCAATATGGCTAATAATTTGTTTGTTCATTATACTATAATATAGAGTATTTTTTAACTTAGTTATAAAAAATATGTTATTTTGTATTTATTTTGTATTCTTCGTTTTTTTATTTGGAGATTATAAATTAAAATATTTGTAAAATAATTATATCGTGTATATATTAGTAACCAATATAAGATGTGTGTTATATTATACGTTAATATTAATGGACAAAAAATATTGGCAAAAAATAGAGATAGGGTCTACAAACCAAATATAGAGATAGTTCATGAAATAGTGAATGGAATAGAATTAGCTTATATAAGAGATAATAAAAATGGATGGATAGAAGGATTAAACGAGAATGGTTGCGGAATCGTAAATTCTACCTTAGATATTTATGATGGAAAAAATAGAAATGAAATTATAAATGCGCACCGATACAGAAGTGTAGAACTGAGAAATAAGAAAAATAAAATGTATAATGCGTTGATTGAATCGAACGAGACAAATTTTTTTAAAACATTATTGAAAAAGGATGATACTTCGTATTTATTAGAAGGTCATACATTAACAATATTTAAAAATAAAATATTTCATATTGAAAAAAATCTAGACAATAAATACATTATAGGAAATATAGTTAATAATACAGTATTTACGAATCATGGTATAAATTTACCGAATGAAGGATTTACCAAAGGTAAAAAGGGGGTTTCATCTTTTTTAAGGAAAAAAATTACCGAAGAAGAAATAAAAAATACAATACACCTAAAAAGGTGTGATATTAATTTGTACGATGAAATATTGAAGATGTTAAACAAAAACTATTATAATATTGATCCCAGATTTCATCCTTACAGAGATAAAAAAACGTTAATAAACAGATTAAAACATATAAATCCAAATGACAGAATCGTTAATACAACGGGTCAGTTATTTTTAAATATTACGAATAAAGAATTAGTTTATTACAAAGATACAAACAACAGCGAAAAGGTTAAATACATTAACAAATTACCTACAAATTATGTTCCCAAAATAAGAATTATCATAAAAGAAACAGAAAAAAATAAAACACCAAGTAAAATATTTACACAAAAGTATATAAAAAAAATATACAAAAAGTTTGGTTATCACGAAAAAACCATAAAAAATTCTATGAAACAAATCAAATCTAGAACAAGAAAACATAGGTAACTTTATTTATTTACGCTAACTACATTTTCCAACTCTTCTATATCTATTTCTGGAAGGTCTACATGCGATTCCCAGAAATATCTACAAAAAGCCCAAATGAATTCACAGTCTGTTTTATACCATTCATCATTCAGTAATTTTTTTAATTTGAATGGTAATAAATACAAAGATTGTCTCGGAATAACATAACATAATTGTACCAATTCATTCACCGGAGAAGGAGGTTTATTAGGGACAAATTCTTTGTCAAAACAAGGAATATAATGAATCAAGTCTTTTAATAAAGGAGGATAATGATAGTGATAACTCCATCTCCAATCTGGACAATTTGTGGTATAATATTTAATGTTCCATTCCAACCCTTCTAAATAATTTATACATATTTTTTTTTTAGATTCTTCGGTTTCAATTCCAAAAAGCGATTCGTAATATCTTTTTTCCCAATCGGATTGAGAAGGATTAATATATTTTTCAATTTCACGCTGTTGGGTTGGAATAGAATTAAAAGATTCAAATATATCTTTTGGGTCTTGCGAATTTTTCGGTCTTCTTTCTCTCTTTTGTCGTAATGTCATTTCTTCTATAAAATGTTTCTCCTCTAAATTAGCTAAAAAATCTACTAGTTTCCTTACATTTTTCCAGTAGATTTTTTTACCATCCGTTAATAGTCCATTCATTTTTCCAATAGTTGCTTTGTAAGCGTTAATCATTTTATCTACTCCACCAGTACGAATATTAATAGAAGGGAAATGCGGCATAAAATCATTTCCTAGAAAAAAACAAATAAATATATAATCATAAATTCGGTTTATACCTTTATAATCCGACTCCGAGTCCGAGTCTGAATCCTTTACCATCATCTCTTGTGTAATCATATTGGCTAATTCTGGAATATCCATTACATAATTCTCATTCGGCTCTAATTCACTATTAATAGATTGTATAAAATGCGGCGTTTCGCGAAACAAATATATTTTTGGATGAACAGGTAAATGATTAATACAAAGCATTATTAAATCTGCATCTAGACCATAAATAATAGACACAGAATTTTTATGATAATCTTTATTTTGACGAATATAATCAAATATTTTATGCTCGCCTTCTCCGTATTCATTACTTCCTGACAAGATAATTTTTTTCGCGCCATACTTCTCTGGCTTACGAAAAAAGATTTCCAGTTGTTTATTTAATTTATCCATAAATTCAGTCCCAGGTGTAATCGCGGTTGTATTCCATGGGTCTGGTTTCGTATCTTTAAAAATAGATTTACTGATTTGATTCTGATAAGAGGATTTGTATCTTCTTTCTCTCTGTTGTTTTAATTTTGCAACTGGCGCAACACCATCAAACGCGATAAGTATATTATCGGATGGTTTTATCAGACGAATATACTGTTCTATTTTTTGAAATACCAAAGAAATAATGATATTTGCATCCAACTTTTGCAAATTACTATTTACAATATCGTATATAATAGAATTACAATCTAAATACAAATTATTTATTTGCATATCTGTTTGAAATTTTTGAATAATAGAAGAATGATTTTTTACGATATATGAAAAATAACTAGGAATACCCATTATATGTATATTAAATATGCGTTTAATACGATAAAATAATATATTAATGAAACAGCGAATGTTAAGATTGTGTATTCAATTTTCCGATTTTATATTAAAATAATATTATATAGATAGAAATGAATGATAAACAAATAGTAAATGAAAATAAAGAAAAAGATAAAAACACACACGATTTTCATTTATTAATAGATAAAAAAATAAATTTTTTTAAAGATGTAATACAAAAAACGTTGTTACACATTCAACAAAATAAATACCATGATATTTTAGCGATAAGTGATCTCACACTTTGTATCGATAAATTAGAAGAAATTAACAAAAAAATAAACGACATATCTTTTATAAATCATGATTCTGATAACATAGTTAATCATCTGCAGATTATTAATAACGAGTTGTCTGTTTTGTTAAAAAATTATGGAACTATGAATTTAGACGATTTGTTATGTATTTGTTTTGGAAACAATAAATTACACTACACCGAAGAGGAGTCTTTAAAGTTTGAACTGTTGCAAAAATATTTTCATCCAACCGGATACAAAGTGTTTAGTAAAAAGGACAAGGATAAAAAGGATAAAAAAGATAAAGATGACGATTTTATTTACAAAAAAACAGCTAACCTCACTTGTTTTAGTATGTATGACACAAATGTTCCTTTTCATGTAAGAGTATATGGAATGAAAATATATTTTTACAACGTTATGATTGATAAAGGACTCATTATTTATGGTATAGTAGATGATGTAAATATCCATTTTTGTAACAATCCTTTTATACAAAAAGCAAATAAACAAATAAATGACAATATGCCTCAAGAATTTTTGAATAAAAATGATAAATTTCACTATTTTTTGGAAACACTCATGTTAAAAGATTATTTTATCTATAATCATCACGAGTTGTATCAACAATTTTCGGGTTATATAAGTTTAATGAAAAAAAATAAACAACTTTTATTGTCTCAGAAAATCAAAGAATTTGTTTCTGGAGACACTTTTATAAAAAGAAATACGTTGTTACAATTATTAATGAATTGCGATAATTCGGAGAACCAATATTTAGCTTATTTATTATATGACCTTCTCTCGAATGATGTCAACGGAAGTATAGATAATCATGAACAAACTTCCATATTTAATAGTTTTCCCTGGTCCATTAAGAAAAAATTTTTTGAATCGATGAAAAACACCATGCAATACACAAATGAATTGACAAACTTAAATATAAGTAAAATACCTTTAGAGCAACAAATATGTTTAATGAAATGCGATGAAACAATAAAAGAAAAGGCCATGATTAAATTAAAAGAGGTAAAATCTAAATCAGAAGATTCTGGGACAAAGGCGAGACAATATTTAGAAGGTTTATTGAAAATTCCATTTGGTGTATATCGCAAAGAACCGATACTGAATATTATGGATGGAATAAAAACAAAATTTAAAGACTTTTATAAATCAAATAATATTCATAAAATATTTCCAGATACTTTAAAAGAAACCTATTCAAGTATTGAAATTGTGAAATATATTGAAAAAATAAAATCACATTTTGTTACAAATAAGAACATTAGCAAAAAAAACAAACATATTATTAATCAAATAGATATCATTTATAATGAGTTGAATGAAATCAAAAAGTCTATTTCACACATTTCAGATACTATGAATTCTTCTGTTCATGGACATAAAAATGCAAAAAAACAGATTGAGAGAATCATCGGACAATGGATAAATGGAGATAAAGAAAGCGGGTATTGTATCGGGTTTGAAGGACCGCCTGGTGTGGGTAAAACGACTCTTGCCAAAGTTGGGTTGTCTAATATTTTGAAAGATTCTGACGGTATGAATCGTCCTTTTGCATTAATACAATTAGGCGGTGAATCAAACGGCTCGACCTTACATGGTCATAACTATACATATGTGGGTTCCACCTGGGGTTCGATTGTTCAAATACTAATGGACAAAAAATGTATGAATCCTATTATTTTGATTGACGAAGTGGATAAAATTAGTAAAACAGAGCAAGGAAAAGAGATTATAGGTATTTTAACACATTTGTTAGACCAAACTCAGAACGATTGTTTTCAAGACAAGTATTTTTCAGGTATTGATTTAGATTTATCCAAGGCTTTATTTATTCTCTCTTATAACGATGCACAATTGATTGATAAAATATTATTAGACCGTATCCATAGAATTAAATTTGGAAATCTTACGATAGAAGAAAAAGTGCATATCTCCAAACATTTTGTAATGCCTGAAATTACCAAGAAATTCGGTCTAGAAAATATGTTTGATATTGAAGAAGATGTTTACAAGTTTATTATACAAGAATACACAAATGAGCCTGGTATAAGAAAATATAAAGAAATATTATTTGAAATTATAGGGGAAATTAATTTGGATATTTTAAAGAATCATTTTACATGCGATTTACCAATCAAAATAACAAAGGAAGATATTAAAAATAAGTATTTTAAAGATAAACCCGAAATGAAATCAAAAAAAATTCACGCGAATTCTGAAATTGGAGTTATTAATGCTTTATGGGCAAATAGTATAGGTCAAGGAGGAGTCTTGCCTTTACAAGTGAAATTTTTCCCGTCTACTACATTTTTAGAACTAAAATTAACAGGTTCTCTCGGTGATGTTATGAAAGAATCTGTAAGTGTTAGTTTAACCACCGCTTGGAATTTGACTTCACGGGAAGTACAAAGTAAGATTATTGAAAAATATGATAACAATAAAGTGTCTGGAATTCATATTCATTGTCCGGATTGTGCTACTCCAAAAGATGGCCCATCGGCAACAACAGCGTTTACTGTTATTATTTACAGCATTCTAAACAATTTAAAAATTAAAAATTACTTTGGAATCACGGGAGAGACAAGTTTTGATTATCAATTGACAGAAATTGGAGGTTTAGAACAAAAAATACTGGGCGGAATTGACGCAGGAATTACCGAATTTATTTATCCGAAAGAAAATACAAAAGATTTTCAGATGTTTATGGATAAGTATAGAGAGAAAGAAGTTGTTTCGGGAATAAAATTTCATAGTGTAAGCACTATTTTTGAAGTGTTTGATTTAATTATAGATAAGAGTATTTCAGAATAATCAGAAATAAAAAATCAGAAACAAGAAATAAAAAATCAGAAACAAGAAATAAAAAATCAGAAATATTATAATAAACCAGAAATAAAATACTTTATTATAATAATATAAATATGAATAATTCTACAAATAGAAATGCAGGAGCACAAGTATCCAACACTCCTTTAAAACTATTTCAACCCTACAATATTGTAGTTTTTTTGTCATTCTTTTCTCCTATTATTGTTGCTATTGGTATGGTTTCCATGTCTTTTATTTTCAAGAATTTCAAAGGTTTAATCTTTTTAGGATTCCTTTTAGGTGTTTCAGTAATAAGAACATTTTTCTATTCTTTCAGCGGCGCATGCGACAATACAAACGCATCTAATATTTGTAATTCGGTTCAATACACCCCTTATGGAAATGCAACTTTTAGTGCTTTTGTATTTGCTTTCACGATGATGTATTTATTCTTACCGATGTTTGTGAACGGAGAAACCAATTTTTGGATAGTTGCTTCTTTAATTACTTATTTTATATTTGATATGTCAATCAAAACGTCTAATAAATGTATCACTAGTATGACTGAACTGTTTTTGAATGTTCTTTCTGGATTTTCTCTTAGTGCGTTGATTGTTCTTTTAATGTATACAGGTGGTTCTTCTAAATATTTGTTTTACAACGAAGTTGTAAGTAATAGCGAGACATGTAGTATGCCAAGCAAACAAACATTCAAGTGTCAGGTTTACAAAAATGGAGAATTAATTTCGGGTTAAGTAGATAAGTTTATTGAAAATGCTGCATGTTGTTTAACATCCATTTCCTAAAATCTTTTACAATAAATTGTCTTTGAAAAGAATCAGATAACATTTGCATATTTCCTTTTGTGTGGTATACACTTGTAAAACGATTATATACTTGAACAATATTCATATTTTTGTATTTTTCCATATCTGCATAATTGTATAGTGGCTTTTTTTTTCTAGTATTTACCATGTTATGAAAAATATAAAGCATATTTTTAAAATCTTTCTTACAAGTAATTTGCTGAGGTTTTATTTTAGAAAAATGTTGAGTTGCGTGATTGGCACAATCGGGACACGGTAAATAAGCAGATATTCTTGTAACAAAATGAAACATTTGTGGAAATAATTTTTTAAATTCATCTTCGTTGACCTTTTCTGCTAATGTATGAAATAAGCACCATACAGGAGGACCCCAGATTTCTGGACCAGCCATTTATTATATATTCTAATAAATATAATAAATATAAAGATAAATCACAAATATAATGAATGAAGAATTATACTACAGAAGATAATATTGATTTTTTTTCTGAATTATACAAATCGTTGGATACTGTTGAAAATCAAGAAAAAACAGAGGAGGATGATTCGTGTTGTTTAATTACTAGAGAGAAATTAACAGACCGTTTTGTTACTATGGTGTGTGGACATAAATTTAATTATGAACCTTTGTTTAAAGATATTATGCATCATAAATTAAAATTCAATAAAATGGAATCTACTAACAAATTACATCTTAATCAGATAAGATGTCCTTTTTGTAGAAATAAACAAACAGAAATGTTACCCTATTACGAAGATATGAGTTTTGAAAAAATGAATGGAGTTAATTTTTATTCTCATTATTTACCAAGTTCAAATTATTATCGTTGCAATTATAAAAGATTAAATAGCGATTATAATTCGAATGAAGAAGAAAGCGAAAGTAATCAAAAATATATTTTATGTTTTTTATCTGGTAATCAGTTTAAATACGACAATAATTATTATTGTTATAAGCATACAAAATGTATGATATCTAAATATAAACAAGATATAATTAACAATAAAGAAGAAGAGAAAAAGAAAAAAGAAGAAGAGAAGAAGAAAAAAGAAGAAGATAAAATGAAAAAAGAAAAAGATAAAATGAAAAAGATGATGGAAGATAAAATGAACAAGATAGAAAATAAATTGAACAAGCTAGAAGATAAAATAGAAAAGCATTCAAAAGAACATGCGAAATACCCTCTGTCAATAATAAAAAAGAAACAACATGAAAACAAGAATGTTATTATTTCAGATATCACTATTGAAAAGGAATTGAATGAGACACCGGAGACACCGGAGACGCCGAATGAGAAACATGACCTACAATTTACTCGTTGTAAACATGTATTAAAAACGGGAATTAATAAGGGTTCAACATGTAGGTGTAAAATTTTTCAAGATGAACTATGTAAGCGTCATTACCTAGAGAAAAATTAGGAAAACAAATTTTCTAATGTTTGTTTTTCATTTTTTATAATTGGATGAATTGCAATATATATAAATATAATTTAAATACAAAATTATGTTTTATAATAACTTTATGGAGACAAAAGAACAGTTAGTTTCAAATATTAAAGAATGGATTACTATGGATACAGAAATGAACAAATTAAAAGCTCAAATAAAGGAAATACAGAACAAGAAAAAAAACGTAACTCAAAATTTATTACAGGTAATGAAAACGAATTCTATTGATTGTTTTGATATAAATGGTGGTTCTTTAATATACAAAAAAAGCACAGTTAAAAAGCCAATCAACAGCAAATCTTTATTGTCGGCTTTGCAAAAATATTATAAAGACGATAACCAAACCGCAGAACAATTAACAAGACATATTTTAGATAACAGAGAAGAACAAGTGAAAGAAGTGATTAAGCGAATAGATAAATAGATATTTCAGAATTGATTTATATAATACAAAAAATATTATATAAATACGATTTTAATATATATGTTATGGAACTTGAATTAGAGTATCAATACAACGCAATAAATAATTTATGCAGAACGCCTGAGGACGTTTCTTTTTATTTACGAAAGATTACACCAAATCAAAAAATTCATTTGTGTTTATACCAAGTTTTTTCGAGTTGTTATAATCCGTTCTTGACCTTTTTGTTACAGAAAAATAAAACTAACCAACTAGAATTTCCTTCTATTCCCTTTTCAAATAAATTTGTATTAAACGAAATATTTGTAGATAGTATTATTGAGTATATTCAATTTTTACTGTTTACTAAATTGATTACAACGAACAAAGATAACATTATTATACAAGGTCTGGTTGAAATAAATTCAAATACTTTTCTTTTTGTTGATTTGACAAAATGTAAATTAGATATTTATGATGTATATAGTAAAAATCATTTGTGGATGGCGTTAATAGATGAGATGGTAAATGTTGGACATTTGTGTAATATAAAAATAAGTCCTTTTGTAAGGGATTTTTTTGTTGAAAATAAAGAATACATGTTTTTGTACAACGCAAATACAAAATACGAAATACCTGTTTCAGCTTATGTAGGGAAAGAAGTATCAAAATTAAACTTTACTTATGTGTTTGGTGTGACAAAATCAGATAATCAGTCTGTTATGGGACCTTACTATTATTTAACAAATTATAAAAATGCCATTTATCATGGTTGGCAAAAGACAGATAAAGGAAAAAAATGGGGAGTTGTTCGGTTTGCTGTTTTTTTAGGAAAAATGACTTTAAAACTAAATCATGTATTGGACGAAGTAGATATGTCGGAAATAAAGAGAGATAAAATGTTGAATAGTAATCATCTTGAAAAATTGTATGAACAACTTACAAATCGTATTACAGATTATGACGGAAATTGGAACGCTGACTACGACAGCGTGGTTTTACCAAATATTATAATTAACGGAACCCAATTGAAAGAGGGCTTTAGTTATATATTAAAAAATTATAACCAACAGCATCCTTTAAGTTATCACTATATAGATTATAGCAATATTTCAAATGATGAACCTTTTGATGAAGATAAGGAATACAATATTCTATAGGAATCTTATATGAGTACAAACGTAATGAGACATAATGAATGATTTTTTTTATTTTCAGTATATATCCTAATGTCTTTATCAAGCACAACTACTTTGATTGGTGTATCAGTTTTAGTATTTTATAGTGTAAGTAAAATACTACAATTTTATGGAATAGGTGAAAACGTATATGGTGTGTATATGTTATTTTATATATTTATTATTGCGCTTATCATGCTTATACCGAATAATTACCCGGATATTGTTTGATTCATCTTTAAGTTTGTTTTTGAATATATTAAAAAATTGAACTAAAGATATGATGAAGTAGTATATACAAAGATGGAAAAACGTTTAAACAAAAAAGTAGAGTCATATATTACCACTTTTAAAGATAGCATTCGTGACAAGGCGGCAGAATTGAATGTAAATAAAGTAGAAGAGGTAAATAAGTTGATTCAGTATATATACGATTATGACCGTTTAACTTTTGGAAAAGACGACTTGGTGAAAAGAAAACGAGTTAAAAATGTAGTTCCATTCTTTGATAGATGTTGTGCAAAAAGAGCGAATGAAGAACAGTGTACCAGAAGAAGAAAAGAAGGGAGCGAATACTGCGGAACTCATATGAAAGGTTCCCCGCATGGTATTTTTGAATCTTCTACAAATGAGACCAATCAAAGTGTTCAAAAAATAGAAGTTTGGGCTCAAGATATTCAAGGCATTATTTATTATATTGATAAAAATGGAAATGTTTATGAAGCGGAAGATATTGTTATGAACAAAGTAAATCCTAAAAAGATTGCCAAGTATACGAGAGTTGGAGAGGGTTTTAGTATTCCTGATTTTAATATATAAAATAGTGGATATTTGTAAAATAGAAATATAATTTCTTTATTAATGATATAAAAATAACGAATGAATACTATTATGAAGTTTATCTCTACTTTTGGGTGTTTAATGGCGGTTCAACATAGTTGGTCTTTTAATACAAAGTTGTATCATGTTTCAAAACAAATTTCTTTTTTTTCAACTAGGTTGAAGATTCACATGAAAAAGGAAAAAAAAGTAAAATTTCATTCCATTTATACACCCAAAAATGCAAACCAAGAAAAATATGTTGAATATTTAAATAACCCAGATACAAATATTATTATATCTATTGGTCCTGCAGGGACAGGGAAAACGATGTTTGGATGTATTAAAGCTATTCACGAGTTACAATATGGAAATATTGATAAAATTGTTGTTACCAGACCTTTGGTAACCGTTGAAGAGGAGTTGGGATTTTTACCAGGAGATATTTTAAAAAAAATGGATCCGTGGACTCGACCTATTTTTGATATTTTTTTAGAACATATTTCAAAAACAGAATTAAATAGTATGTTGTATAATAACATTATTGAAATATCTCCTTTGGCTTTTATGAGAGGAAGAACCTTCAAAAATTCTTTTATTATCGCAGATGAAATGCAAAACAGTTCTCCGAATCAAATGAAAATGTTGACATCTAGATTAGGCGAAAACAGTAGAATGGTTATTACAGGAGATTTAAAACAAACAGATAGACAAATACATGATAATGGTTTACAAGATTTTATTACAAAATACAAGGCTTATCAAACACAAATGACAAATAAAGACACTATTCAATTGATTGAATTTGAGACAGCGGATATTGAAAGAAGTCGAGCGGTTCAAGAAATTATTAATATGTATAATTATCGAGAAACACCAACTTTACTTTATAAAGAACCCTCAAACATTTGTAATTTAGAGTATAAACCAAAAAAACCCCAGAAAATATGGGAAACAGACTAATAGAATAATTTATTTATATAATTTATTTTACGTATTATTTCTTATCTTAAAATTATATTATTTGTGGTTATTATTATGTATATTTTATGTATAATGGATAATATAAAACCAGTTATTTGTTGTATAGCTAAATTGGAGCATAATTATATTAGAGAATTTGTAAAGTATCATTTATCGATTGGTTTTGATATGATATACATATATGATAATGAAGATACACCTACATACGAAAACATATTAAAAGATATAAATAATGTCTACGTAATACCATACCCAGGTAAAGGGCTACAATATACAACCATGGATTGTTTTAGGAAAAACCTTATGCCAAAAGATAGTATTACACATGTAATAAATTTAGATTGTGATGAATTTATTGTTCTAAAAAAACATAATAATATAAAGGAATTTATTAATGAATATATAAAAGATGATTGTGTTGGAATTGGAATTAATTGGCGTTTTTTTGGTGATTCTGGAAAACAAACATATACAGATGAACCATTAATGAAAAGATTTACTTTGTGTCAACAATATGGAGATCAACATGTAAAAACGTTATTTAATAAAAATTATTTTAAATCATATAACACGATGCATCATGTTTTCGTAACTTATGGTCATATAAAATCTACAAATGGTACTATTATTAATAGTCCATGGAACCCAAACATAGATTTAAGTGTTATTCAAATAAATCATTACAAAACAAAGACACTTGAAGAATTTATACATATAAGAAGCCGTGGCTATGCAGATTTTGTTAATAAGGAAGAAAACATTCTTCAATCATTTCATTCACACAATTGTAATGAAGTACAAGATTTAACTGCTTATAATTATTATACAAAATATTTACAAAATTGAACATTAAATGTGAATAATATATATTACAAATAAAATATATTATTTATATAGAATAATATAGAATATGTCATTCACTAGATTTTATTATGATGATTGTAGAGTAAAAAAACAATTGCAACAACAAACTGACCCTGGTAGATGGATACTGAATGTTCCTGGAAATGGGGCTATGCCTGGTTATATAGAAGACCCTCAAATTATTATTCAAAAATGGGGGGCTAATTTAAGAACAAATCCGGTGGATTTGGAAAGTGACCTCTTTAGCGTGAATCGGTTTTTAAGTAGAGATTGTTTAGGAAAAGATGAATACTCCGCATATAATGTTCCAAATAAAGCGGTTTCTTATCCAAACAATAACAAGTTATTTACAGAGCAATCTAGAGCAATCGCTCCTGCATGGATGGTGAGAGACAGCGAACAAGTAGATTGGTACTATCCTCCATTAAATCCTCAAGAAAATACATGTATGCCTTTTTTGAATAATTTAAATACGCGAATTTTAGAAAAAGATTATTTTACACCTACACGTGATTGTGTGATAACAGAAGGGAATGTTCAGCTTCCTACGAATGCGATCAAAGGGAGATATGTAGGAGGCCCAAATACATGCAGCACACAAAAATCATGTGAAGCAGTCAAAAATAATTAAAGAAAAAAATAAAGAAAAGAAAAATATAATAATTTATATATATAATTATGGAATTAGCCATCCCTTTTTTAGCCTTAGGAGGAATGTATATAATATCAAATCAGCAATCAAATACTTGTAAAGAAAAAAAAAAGGAAACTTTTGAAAATATGGGAAAAAAAACGAACTATTTACCAAATACGGTTATTCCTCCGCAAAATTTTCCAGTAACCAACCTAAATCAGCTCGTGGATACAGTTCATGAATATCCGAATCCGAATGTTGCGACCGACAAGTATTTTAACCAGAATGTTTATGAAAAAAGGTCAAATGAAGGAAATGCTGTTGGAAACAATTTACCTCAAATATATTCTTTAACCGGAAATTATCTTCAAACAGACCAATTTAAACATAACAATATGATTCCTTTTAATGGTGGAAAAGTAAAAGGAAATACATATCATGTAAATACGAATGAATCTATTTTAGATAATATGAGTGGTACTGGTTCTCAAATAATTAAAAAAACAGAACAAGCTCCGTTGTTTAAACCAGAAGATAATGTTCAATGGGCTTACGGTATGCCTAACCAAAGTGATTTTTATCAATCTCGCGTGAATCCTGGAATGAAAAGCAATAACGTAAAACCGTTTGATAGCGAATATGTAGGACCTGGATTGAATGACGGTTATTCAAAAGCAGGTAGCGGCGGGTTTAATTCTGGTATGGAAGCACGTGATAAATGGTTGCCATACACAGTAGACCAATTAAGAGTGGACACAAATCCGAAATTGGTATATGAACTAAAAGACCATGAAGGACCTGCAAACGCGGTTATTAAAAATCTAGGGTTGATTGGACGTGTTGAAAAGCAACATCCCGATACTTTTTATATTAACAATCAAGAAAGATGGCTTACAACAACGGGAGCTGAAAAAGGAGAAACATTAAGGTCTATTCAAGAAATGGGAATTATCAAGCGCGATGATTGTGTAATTAATTACACCGGACCTGCAGGACAGCCAGATAGACAAGCCGGATATGTTCCATCCAATTATCAAGCGTCCAAACGTGTAAAAACATCTACCCTTGATGTTCCTCATTCTCATTCTAAAGGCGGCGAACCCGTAGCGATTGGTGATAAAAGAATAAAAAGTCATATTAATTATAATAATAACAGAAGCACAATAAAACAACCAGAAAATTTAGGAGCCGCTTTTAACGGTGCGATTAATGCAGTTATTGCACCCTTATTAGATATTCTAAAACCCACTAGAAAAGAAGAGACTATTGATAATGTTAGAGTATACGGGGATGCAGGGTCTTCTGTTCCAGAGGGTTATTATAAAAATCCGAATGATACTACTAATACTACTATCAAAGAGACGACCTTGTATTCTCCTACTTTTAATATCAATAATCAAAAAGAGGGAAATTATGTGAATAACTATACTCCGATGGATTTGACACAACGTGATACAACTAATTTTGAATACATGGGAACAGGCGGTTCAAAATACGGAGACATGAGTTATGAGTCTGCTTATAAACAACATAATAATGATATAAAATCACAAACTATACACAATAGACCAAATCAAGGTGG